TTGCGCAATTGTCGCGGCAAGAAACCTATATTGTTAGGCTTAATCTTGATACGATGATAAGCGGCGGCAGTTATGAAGAGCTGGCAAGCGGCGAAATTCCACCAACAGAGGGTTTTTTTCCATGTGTCTCTGATATTAGCTGGATACCATCGAGGGCAGTACCTGATGGCGGCTTGGGCTATCTTGGAGAAATATCAATAAGGTGTAGAGATTTTCCTTACGGTGCCGTGGGAACTTACTTTGGGCGATTGCTTGCAAATAACATCTATTATTTGAATCGCGTTATTGATGTTTATGTGGGATTTTATCAAAAAGGCGACACGTTCAACCTTTCAAACTTTCAGAAAAGAACGTACTTTTTAAAGCGAATAGAAGGGCCAGATCAAAACGGCAACGTAACAATACAAGCGGCTGATGTTCTATCAAGATTAAAAGAGAGCGAGGCACCAAAGGCATCTGATGCAAAAGTAATATCCACGGTTGACATATTTGCTGAGACTGTTGTGACAGTAGATTCAACCAACAATTTTGACCCCGGCACAACAGGACACGCTATTATTGAAAATGAACTTGTTGAGTATAGAGCGCTACAGACTAGCGGATTTACGATTGTAGCGGCTGGCCGTGGATTAGGTGGTACAACAGAAGAAACTATCAGTGCAGGGGATAAAGCGAGGCGGGTTATAAGGCTAACAGGGAACCCAATAGACGCAATAAGAACCCTTATCGAAGATTACACAGACATAGATCACGCAAGCTATTTGCCAGATACAGACTGGAATGATGAGCGAGATACTTATTTCTTGTCACAAACAATTGATCTATGGATAGTGGAGCCTGAAAGCGTCGATGAAATCATTGATAGGATATGCAAACAGTATTATTTAAATGTTTGGTGGGATGACGCAGCTCAAGAAATAAAGTTAAAAGCGTTGGGGCCAGTTAGAACACCAACGGCAACCTGGAACGATAACGAAAACATACTAGACGCACAAATAAGGCTTGTAAGAGATCAGCGCAAAGTGTTAAGCGCTGTTTGGTATTACTTCAACAAAATTGACGCTACAGGCTCTGATGATGCTGAGAATTTTGGTTCTGTTTATATTAAAATAGATACGGGTGTTGAGACTGACCTGGGTGAAGAAAAAGTATTGAAAATATATGGCGATGCAGTACCGGAAACTGGTACAGGTACAGTTTCAAAAGTGTCTAGCCGCATTTTAGCAAGACTTAGAGAGCCTATTGAATTTGTATTCCATGTTGACGCTAAGGATTCAGCGGTAAATATTGGCGACGAGATCACAATAGACAGTTCTTTGATCCAAGACACTGACGGCACCAACTTGCAAACAATCATGCGAGTTATTGAAAAATCTCAGGTAAAAAACAACAGGTACAGATATAAACTTGTTAAAACAGGTCAGAATGTTGGTGATAGATACGGATTGATTGCACCAGCAGGCACGAGCGACTACAGCGCAGCAAGCGCAGCGACTAGAGAAACTTACGCTTTCATCGGCAATGCATCGAACGAAATGAGCAACGGCGATACAGGTTATCTAATTTCATAAAGGTATAAATTATGGCTTATTCAGCATTTACGAGCGGAGAGGTTGATCAAGATAGCCCACTTGACGCTACTTTTTTCACAAAGATGAAAGATAACTTTGATGCTTTAAGAGACGGTAGCGGGTTTAACTTAAATAATGATGTTATACCTTACGGTGCTATAGCATCGGGGGCTGTTGGTCAAAATGAATTAAAAACAACAACTGAAGAGGATTCAAAATCAGGATCAGGAACGCAATTAATAGTAACCAGCGCGGGTGAATATGGATTTGTCCCAGTAGCCAAATCAAGCACAACAAATACAACTAATATGGGCGTTCTTGGCGGTGTCATGGATGATGTTAGCTTGTTGGGCGTTACGTCATATACAAGTTACATTTCAATATCTAGTGCCACAAGTTATACAACATACGGGCAAACAAGATACTTAACAGCTTCACCGCCTTATGATCTTGGTGACGGCCAAATTGATCTTTTTTCGTGGGTTTTAATGGATTCAAATAATCAAATTAAAGCAATTCAAACCAGTATTACTCCGCCGTGGGCATACAATGGGCCGACCGATATCAGGCCAGATAAAACAATAAAAGGGAAAAAGATAAAAACAAGAAAAGAGATAAACGAAAAAACGGGCGAAATAATAACAGCAGAATTTGAAGTCACAATGGCCTTTAAAAATTCAGATATGAATCTAATACCTCACCCATTTGTAAATATAGAAGAAAACGACACAGTTATTCTACTTGACCCACCAGAGATGGGTTACTTGGCTGAATGTAGAGAGGCAGGGCTATCAATCAATAGTCTTTTACATGATGATTATTTAAGGATTGATAACACACCAATTAACAGGGCTTGTCCACAAGGCGTTTTACCATGTGGTTTTAAATGGCGCGACACTCAGCGCAAAGCAGGCGCAGCCGTCGCAGACAGGAGACAAGCGGCGGTGGAAAAATGAGGCTTAAAGAAGGCGTTAACCCTACAGGGCTAAAACCTGAAATCTTGCTTGCCATCATTGTAAGCCAATCTATCTATCATCGCTATGGCTATGAGCTAACATTGACGAGCATTACTGATGGGGCGCATAATAAAAACAGCCTTCACTATGTTGGTCTAGCGGTTGATTTACGAATCAAAAACATAACGCACGAACCGATGCGGCGCGAAATATGCGACGAGATTAGCGATAGTTTAGGCAGTAATTACGATGTAATTTTGGAACCTACTCACATACATATAGAGTACCAGCCATGAATCCAGCAATAATACCCCTAATTGGTAGCGCAGTTGGTAAACTGATAGATCGTGCCGTAAAAGATAAAGACAAAGCAGAAGAAATCAAAAAAGAAATTGCTTTGGACATTCAAGATATTGAGCGCACTGAGTTAAAAGGCGCTATCGATATCATAATCGCAGAGGCTAAAGGAGAGAGTTCACTACAAAGAAACTGGCGACCAGTTACTATGCTTTCTCTTGTTTTCCTTGTGGCTTGCCATTGGCTAGGATTCACTCCTGAAAACCTAACAGAATCAGCCATTGAAGGATTGTTTCAGCTTGTGCAAATTGGGTTAGGCGGCTACGTTATTGGAAGGAGCGGAGAAAAGATAATGAAAGAGTACAAGCAATGAGCGAGCAAATCACGCGACACGAGATCAAAGAAATGATTGATGAGTCAAGAGATATCATTTTGGCTTCGGTTGAGAGAGGCGTTTATAAAGCGCTAGATAAAAAAATGGACGACTACGGCATAGGGCCGCAACACTGGGTTTTTCTAGAAGCGCAGTATCAAAGAACAATGGCACGCCGCAATATAATCCAGAAAGTCATCATTACGGCGCTTGTTACGTTTGTCTGTGGTCTTACGGCAATGGGTGCTAAAGATTGGATATACAGGCAAGTTATTAATCACTATGAAACTGGCCTTTAAGAATGTCATAACTAAACTTAAACCCAACCAGCAACCCAATCACCCAAAAGATAACAGGTCCAGCAATCGCCAATAAAACCAGAATAGGCACCCTCACCCACAATGGCAGCAATTTAGGCTCTGGCTTCTGATATCGTTTATCCATTATTTCTGCGAATGTTTCAGGCATAAATTGCCCCTCAATCCTTAAACCTAATTTTACTTTTGCGAACCAATCTAACGTCAGCATTAGGGTTATTCCCAGTCAAATGAATGGCAAGTCCTATTAACGCACCTATTCCAAAAAACGCTATTACCAAATCAATGCTCATGCTTGCTAGCCTCCATTATTAACATTCCGTCTTCAATGTAAATTTTTAGTTGTGTATCTCTTTGCATGTGTTGCGCCATCAAATGTTTTGACAAGCCTTGAAGACTGACGCCTACGTTATCATACGGTAACGCTTCTTGATATATGATCATAATTAATTCCAAAATGTTAAACGGTCAATAAATGATGGCGCTTGCTGTTCGATCGATTGCCGATCTAAATTACCAAGCCATGTAAAGAACATCACGCCACCATTCGCAATGTATTTGTAACCACCATAGGCCATTATCGTGGCTAGAAAATACCCCAAGAAGAACATCTGTTTTTTTGATATGTTATTCATCTAAAAGCCCCTCGCTTTTCAAAATATGTTCAATGTTATCTAGGCGTATGTCGTGGTTAGTTACTAAGCTACAGACTGACAGCACAATAAATAACAACGCTACTAATCTAAACCAAGTCATCGCGTGTACCGCCCTTTGCTCGTAATTGTTAACACTCCATCAGATACCAGTTTTTTGAATATCTCATTAACCAACTCTTTGCCTATTTTGTACTCTGCCATCACTTCGCTTTTAACGACTGGGCCAGGATCAAGACTGGTTATGTCTTCAATGACCGTTTTAGCGATCGGTCTATTTAGTCCGGTTTTTCTAGTCCGCTTTTCAGTAATCGGACTGGGTTTTTCGGTCTGCTTTATCGGTCTATTTGCCTGTTTTCGGTCTATTTGCGGTAATAGACCTTTTTCGCTCTCGTTGTAGTCCGTTTTTTTAGTCCGATTTACACGAGAGCCAACTACTTTTTTCTGTGGATATCCCAGCCTAGAGTTAACTCCATGGCGGCAAATACGGACACGATAAACCACATCACAATCAGGTCTACTTTTTCTTGCGACCAGCCTGTGAACTTCGCAATGTGCCCAAAGATTGCCATATCACCGACTTCATACGATCGGGTGTTGCTTGTTAGTTTCTTTTTCTCTTCAAATAAATCATCAAGTTGTTTTGATAGTGCGGTTTGCTTTTCAATCGTTTCATCTGATTTGGTAATGTGATTAGCGACCCTCTGAACGCCAGCATGTAACCCTAAGCGGTTTATTTGGCGTTCAACGGCTTCAATCTGTTCGTTGAGGGTGGACAGCTCGTTGTCAGCCTGTTTAGTTGCAGCGCTCAACCATGCGCCTATGCCGACCATAATAGTCGCTAACAAAAGACCGGCTATTGTGTAAAAACGAAGCACGGCAATCACAGGAGCCGGGAAGAACTTGGAAAAATGAAATGTGAGAGCCGCTAGAGCAATGAAGAACAGCACGCCGTATTGCCAGTTGTAGTTAAACCCATAACTAGCGGCAAAAGTGGAAGTACACAAACTAACGCCTAGCGTCATCAATATTAGAGTAGTCTTGTGGTTTAAAAATGCGCTGGTTTTGTTTGCAAATTCATCTAAGTTACTCATAGTCCTTTAACCCTCATAAAAATAGCCACTTCTTTGTTTACAATCCGCGTCGCTTCGATGTCGTTTTTTGGTTTTAGCGATTTAATGCGCTCGCTCACAATGTCAGTCAGTGCGGTTAATTCTTGTTCGCAATCACATATCGCTTTATTAGCTATCATTTTTCTAATGTTCATTTGTTAAACCTCCAATTCTTGGCGCATTTGCTTCCACAATTTGTTAGCATTTTGAGCGTAGTCTAAGCACTCCATGCGCTCATCAAAACGGCTCATGCGCTCAGTGAATGATGCTTTTCTTAATCCTGCTATCTCTCTAACGTCTAGTTGAGTGAGCACACCAAAGCCTGGTAGGTGGTTGTGGTAAAGACAGCCACTAGCAAAGGCTTCGCTCTCTTTTTCTCTTTGCGTTTTGCTGTACTCGGTTTTGTCCAGACTTTTGTAATAAGACATGTACAAATACTTGTACATCTTACATCCTCGGTTTAAATCTCTTGCTTTCATAAAATCCCCATTGCTTTGAGTTGTAATAGCGCAAAGCCCCATATCAGTATGTTGATGATTACTAGCTTCATTATTTGACCACCTTTAACACCAATCGCTTCTTTTTAGTCACCTTGACCGCTTCTTGTGCCTCGTAAAAATCCAGCTCGTTGATAAGCATTGGAAGCAGCTCACGCGCCTTTATTTCGTGGTTTGGGCCGATGACAGTCTCATGAATAAATCGGCCTACGTGTAAATCTGTGTGATCCTCGTGGCTTTCTATCACTATGTGAGTGCGCTTCTTAATCATTGCGAAACCCTCCAGCAGCACGGCTAATAAAGACCACAGCACATAAACCTAAGCAAACACCACCAATCAAATAATCCATATTGTTATCCCCGTTTGTTATCCTGTTTTTATTATTGACCCGCTGGTTAAAATAATCAATAATATTTTTAGTGTTTTTGAGCATTAAAAAACTGAGCTAATAACACAATGAGGGATGTCAAATGGACTGTATCGAATGTGGTCAACAGTTAAGCAGCGATAGGGAAATATTGGGCTATGTGACTTGTGAGCCCTGCGCCAAGTATCTTCACGACGAAAACATCAGCGAGCTTTGTGATGCGATACACGAGCAGGTTAATAAGGGTTTAAGCGTGGGAGAAGCAGCAAGCGAGGTGCAAATGGCTAGGAAATGCACTGATGGCGAAATAGATCAGGCAATGTGGCTTGTTAATAATGAGATATGGGAGACAGTAAGATGAGCGAAGAAAAATTTAAAGATATAAAAGTAGGTGATTATGTTCTATTAAGAAAAGGATTAAGGTTGAAAGGCGTTTTCGGGCCAATAAACTCTTACTATGTAAAATGTAAAGTAGAGAAAGTAACAAGCAAACAATTTGTAGTTGAAGGCGATAGGTACAGAAAAGATACAGGGAAGTTAGTTGGAGATTCTTTCTATGCTTACAAAGAAGGTGAAAAATATATAGGCACAATAATTAAAGACGAGACAGATAAATACAACCATGATAAAGAAATAAGGCATCTCATCAGTAATCTTAAATATTATGCAAGGAAGATTATTGACTTGAACCCAATTCATTTTTTAAACGAGCCAATAGACGATCTTGAGCACATATTACATAAACTTAAAGAGTTAAAAGTGGATTGGTAAGAATGATGAAAGGAATATTTAAAGGATTTTATGATGGCGATAATTATCAACCGGCAATGTGGGTAACTGGTTATTATTTAAAAGATAGACATGGAGAGTATATAAAAACCAAAGATACATTATATAAAGTCAACGGTGATTCTGTTTCTATGCACTGGCTTGATGGAGTGTTTGAAGGTGATGTTTTTGTTGTAGACGAGTATCCATTTTATTCCGATGGAGAACTTAATTATGTTGGCGTAATAGAGTATGTACCTGATGATGGGTATGCTGGCTGGTATTACGGAATGCAAGCAGTCTCTGATAGGGTAAACGGTTGTGCGTTCGGAAGTGGCTGTGATGCTCTTGAAGGAAGTGGCTGTGATGCTCTTGAAGGGAGAGTCATCAAAGTAATCGGGAGTATATTTGACGATCGGACGCACCTAAATAATAAGTCAGAATCTATTTGGCTGGATAGGATAGCGAGTAGGCAAAAGTAAAGAAACAAGGAGTAAAAAATCATGAGATACGTTTGCACAGAAGATGATGACGACGTCTTAACGCTATTTTTTCATCACAATAAAACTGTTTTACAAATAACAGATGAATTGTATGACGAAACAATGGATGTATTTTTAAGTAAAGACGACGTTCAGCGTTTAATTAATGATCTTAAAACGTGTTTGGAAAATATGGAGGATTGAAAATGGGAATAGAGACTAAAACGACATACGTGTGTGATAGATGCTATACAGAATCGAGCAAAAGGGATTTTAGGAAAGGAGATCAAATGGGAGTCGGTTCACTTGGATTAAAAGGTCAAAGAGGGAGCCGGGAAGGAGGGGGAAACTTTGATATAGATATGCTTCTTTGTTTTGAATGTTGTGATGAAGTTATTCAATTTTTAAGATCATGTAAAAAGAGAGGCTGAAATGGGAATTACTATGTCGGTTTTCAGAGTGTTTATTAAGGAATCTTTATGAGACATATAAAAGTAAGAGCATGGTGCCCAGTATTTAAAGAAATGTTTATTCCACCAAGTGTAGAAATGACGCCTATCGGATTAGAAAACTATTATATTAATTCAATCCAAGGTACGTCTATAAAGCGTATTCTCATGCTCGGTTCAGGAGTAAAAGACATTAATGGAGTAGAAGTATTTGAAGGTGATATCGTTGAATGGGTCGATAGTGATGGAGATAAGCGTAGAGATACCGTTACCTGGAAGAAAGGCGGTTTAGTAATGTGTAATGATTTATATACGGTTGGAAGTTATCAAGGTAAAGAATTGAAAGTTGTGGGGAATAAGTATGAAATGGATAATGGCTGATGATTTTAAAGTCAAAATAAAACTAGGAGCTGGCTTTTTAAATAATGAAAACCCGCCGTACAGACCAGTGGAGATAGAGCTAGAGCAAAACGGCTGCTCAGTAAAGAAGCTAAAGAAAAGATTGATGAATTGCATAGGAGCTAATAGGGGTATGAAAGAATTAATTAAAGCATTAGAAATATTTGACAAATATGGAGCAGAAGGAACGATTTGTCATCACGACGTTCTCTATGTTCCAATAACGCAAGATGAAATGATCAGCGATGACATTGATAGGCTTAATGAGCTTGGGTTTATTTATAACAGCGATGATTGCTTCTGGCTGTCTCATAAATGGGGGAGCATGTAGTTAGATAGTGCAAAAACGGCATAAGGATGAGAAAAATGATAGACGAAAATGATTTGGATGAGTTTATGCAGAGCCAAGCAATCACGCAAAGAGACAAATTAATAGCAGAGCAACAAATAAAAATTATGGAGCTTAATGAAGAGCTGGAAAGGTTTAAAGAGGGTGCTAGGAAAACTCACATGATTATTTATGGAATTGGAGGGCCATTGAATGATAACAAGTTGGAATACACGACAAGACAGATGGTAAATTTTAGTAAGATAATACGTAACTTCGAAAACTGTAACTATTTAAGTTGGTGCAAAAACGGCACATACTGGAGCGGTTATGAGTAATAAAGCGAAAGTTCTTGATTTGTTTAGCGGGATTGGCGGTTTCAGTTTGGGGTTAGAATCAACCGGGCACTATAAAACATCAGCATTTTGTGAAATTGATCCGTTTTGTCAGAAAGTACTTAAAAAACATTGGCCAAACGTGCCAGTTTATTCAGATATAAAGGAGATATTAAATTGTGAGCTCGGAAAAATCGATGTTATCACAGGCGGCTACCCTTGCCAACCATTCAGTAATGCCGGGAAGCGTAAAGGCGCGGAGGATGACCGCCACCTCTGGCCGATCATGTTTGAAATTATTAAACAGCAAAGACCCAGCATTATCATTGCTGAAAATGTTACTGGTCACGTCACAATGGGGCTCGACAAAGTGCTTGCTGACTTGGAAAGTGAAGGCTACACCGCAGCGCCGGTTGTTATTCCAGCTTGCGCCGTCGATGCCCAACATAGAAGAGACAGAGTGTGGATTATTGCCCACGCCAAGAGCGAAAGAGTCCGGGCCCATGCCTCCACTCAGGCACCCGCCAAAAAAGAACGCACGAAACTACTCAAAAAAAACGGGGAAGCATTGTCAGATGACTATCACAAGGTATGCGCAACTCTGGCCGACTCCAACAGCGAGAGAATACAAGGGAGCAAGGAAGCCGGAAACATTAAAAGCGAAAGGGCGCAATCCGAGAAACACGCTTTGCGATGCAGTTGCACACGAGACTGGCAGCCGTGGCCAACTGAACCCGGAGTGGATAGAGTGGCTGATGGGATACCCGACAGGGTGGACAGAATTAGAAGTCTAGGCAATTCCGTTGTGCCTCAATTGGTGGCTAAAATAGGTAATGCGATTTATTCTGAGTATTTAAGCGATGGTTAAATAATTTTAGAGGATAGTACAAAAACGGCTAAAACTGAGGCTCAAGAAATTGGGCCTTTTTTGTGCAACAAAGAAAAGTTAAAAATATGTCACATATATGCTTGACGTTGATCTATGTTACATATATATTTAAATCATACCAACGACACACATAAACGAGGAAACGACAATGACTAAGCAAGAAGAAAGAAACTTGAACAAAGCAATTATTGAAAAAATGGCTAAAGAAGTAGGGGCAAGGCCAATTCAAATCATAAACATGATCGACAGAAACGAAGAAATGAAAGAGTTCTACACAAACTTGAAAAATAAATGTATTGAAAAAATGAAAACTGCTTAAAAATCATCACCTATCTAAGTGTTGAAACTGGCTAAACCTAAATTATTAAGAGAGGTGATCTAATGGCAACAGAAGCACAAACCAAAGCTGTAAAAGCCTATGAAGCCAAAAAAAGACAGGAGGGCATGGTTCGATTTCACGGTTACATACGTGAAGAAGACAAGCCAATTTTCATTGAGCTTGCTAAAAAGAGCCGTAACAGATTGCTGGGAACTATTAATTTTGAACATGGGGAAAAAGACGATGAACGCAATTGAAAACTACATAAACGTAAACAGCAAAAAGAAGGTCACAGGAGCCTTGCTAGATTTCTTTTTTGGGCCGTTAGGGTTGTTATACACAAACTGGATAGCGGCAGTGTTGTTAACCGTGATGGCTTTTGGATTGGCTATCACCATTCCAGGTAGTTAAATATTGGTATGGCCTATTGGATTTATTTATAGCTTTTTTGCTGTCGATAAATTCAACAATAAATTAAAGGCTAAAGCAGATTTGATTTTTGAAGGGAGTGTTTAAGATGAATTACAAAATTAAAGTACACAGCAAGGCAGAGTCTAGGCTAGTTCAGGAGCACGCTTTTAAGTTGGGGTGTGCTTGGCAGTCAGGATCGGTGAAGGTTCAACTCACAGACTTACCGTTCTTATTCATTGAAGGCATGATGACGTTGTGTGCAGGTGAGCATTTCGATTTCGGCTCAGACAAAAACACAGAGATATCAGTAGACGATTTTTTGGAGCTGGAGAGCTTGGAAGGGAAGATTGAAAACAGTAGAGGTCAGTGGGTGGCTGCTGTACCTGGCGCATACAAAGATGAATTGGTTTTGGAATCTGAAGTTAGAGATGCTAGAAGATTCGACACTGAAGAGCAAGCACAACGAGCACGCATAGACATAAAAAAAGTATTAAACGTGCATCAAGTAGCCAATGCGATTGGATTAGATATAACTTTAGCTTATAAGTCTATCGAAGGTGAGAACGATAAAAATATTGATAGGTTCAAGGCTGAAATGAAAAGGAGAGGGTTCTAAGCATAAAAAAGCCGGGTTCGGAGCCCGGCACAACACACATGAGGAAGCATTGAATGTTAGGTGTGAGCACAAACAGCTGAAAATTTTCCGGCAAGACTATTTTCAAAAAGCTGTTTGCGCTCTTACGACGGAATCGCAGTCAACAAATAGTTTTTACTATAAGTGTAGCGCTTATAGTATCTGTGAACAGCGAGCCCTTATGAAGCGAGCAGGGAAGCTCAAAAAAATAATATAACAAAAGGGTGAAGCGGTCAAGCTAAGCCCATATTCTTTTATCAACACTAAAAAACTTGCCATTCTTGCTGTACTTTATTTGTGCTGGTGGCGTAGATCGCCGGTTCAACAAATCAGATAATTCATAAAGGTTCTGGGCTTGGTTTAAGTCCAGATCATTGCTATTGGCCGCTATTTGCTGGATTTTACCAACAGCAACGCGGCCAGCTTTACCCTCATGTGTAACGGCGAAATATTCTGTTATTGGTTTCTGTGATAGCGAACCATAATAAATACACTTGATCATTTCTTTACCGCTTGATCGGCTAATGTGGTGAGACCATCGCCAACCAGTAACCTCCATAATATTTGGGCGCAATCCCAAAACATCGGCAGTTGATAGCTCGTAAGTTTTTTCTTTCGCTTCAAATCGATGGCCGCAATGATAGCAAACCATGACAGAAGCGGGTAATTGCTCTTTGCAAGTGGGGCAGCTTTTTATAGGTGCCTTTTGTCTTTTACGCTTTCCTGGTGGCGGTGGTGGTTGTATTGCTATAACGGGGCCATGCTGTTCAATATTTCCGCAAAAGTCATCAATAAAACAGTTTTCTTTTCCTTCAAAAATTCTCATACCTCTAACAATGATCTGCAAATAGAGTCCGGGCGAATTTGTTTTTCGAATTAAAGCAATGTAGTCGAGTGCTGGGAAATCATATCCAGTTGTTAAAATGCCAAAATTACAAAGAGCGCGGGTTTTGCCCGATTCAAACCTTTCTAATATTTGATCTTGCTTGTTGTTGTTTTTCTGTGTGAGTGATTCAGCCGTTATGCCAATGTCATTAAGCGCTCTTGCAAAATTCTCGCAATGCTCAATACCAGAGCAAAAGATTAGCCAGTGGTTTCTATCGCTTCTGTTTTCCTTCATGTGCGAAGCGATTTCTTTGTTGGCTTCATCCGTATTAAAACGGTTTTGCATATCAGATAAAGAAAATTCACCAGCCGTTTTTTTTAGTCCTTCTGTGTTTAACTGGATTGGTGTTTCAGGGGATCGAAGCGGAGACAAAAAGCCCATTTCTAACAGCTCTTTTATGGTCACAGGTTCGCTGATATCAGTGAATAGAGCATCATCGCCATCTGTTACCATGCCTTGGCCTAGACGGTAGGGTGAGGCGCTATAGCCTTGTATTTTTATTGCTGGGTTTATTTCTGTTAAATCGCTTATGAATTTTCTATAAGTGCCTTGTTGTTTGTTGTTGATGGCGTGGGCTTCATCCACCAAAATAACGTCAATGTGGCCAAGGGTGGAGGCGTGACGGTGTATGCTTTGAATCATTGCATAAGTGATCTTGCAATCCAGTTCACGCCTTTTAAGTTGTGATGCGTAAACGCCTAGCGGCGCGTTGGGCCATATTGCTTGTAATGTTTCTGTGTTCTGTTTTACCAGCTTGCCATTGTTCACCAGCATTAAAACACGCTTACCTTGCTTGGCGAGTATTTGAGCCATACGAGCAATCACATACGCCTTGCCACTTCCACCAGGCATGCAGCAACACAGATTGCCATCTTTAGTTTCCAGGTAGTTTAAATTCTCTTCTATGGCTCTGGCTTGATAGTCTCTATCTTCAAAGGTCTTCATCCCGTCACCTTGGCGTCAAATTCGTTCCTTAGCTTTTGTGTAAATTCGTTGTTAACTGCGCACGCTTTAGGGTTGGCCACAATCTCAGTGCTTTTAAACCCATCTTTACCGTTAAGAACCTTTTCACCATTAATAATATAATTTACGTGCCATCGGTCGTGAGCCTCGACATAATCCCATGGCACCAGATCAGGGTGCAAAACGTGGCAGGGGTATGCGGTTTGTTGCTTTTCGTTTGGTATTGTTCTCTGGTATCGCTCACAAAAAAAAGTGGAGTCTTCTTTTGGTGTGGAGTGGGCACAAGTGCGGCAGTTCACTTCTTTTGTTAGCTTTGAGTCGTGGCACAGATCATGAGCAGCGCACATTTTACATTGATACCAATCTGGCTTGTCTGATATTGGTGGCGGTGGTGCTTCTGACATTGCGATTCTTTTGCACTTATCAACCAGTTTTGTTGCAACGCTCTTTTTATATTTAACCCGTTCTGTGTGTAGTCTGTCATCGTCTTTACAGACTGCAACGTATAGGGCGCGGTCTATTTTTGAGCCGTGCATATAAACTTGCATCTGTGCGTAATGCATTGGTTTTGACTCTTCAACGCCATCTTTAACAAGTTGATCGAATGATTTTTTATTGTGTGTTTTTTCTTCTAAAACGTGGCGTTTTCGTGGAGCCTCTGGTACGCCATACATTATGATGCCGTCTAAATGGCCTTTAACATGACACCCAAAATCAACAGTGTATTGATTGTATCCTGTATATTGTATTTCCATTCCTATGGATTTTAGGTCTTCATTTAATATAGATTCTTCATTGTGGCCGCGACGAAATAAGCGCAACATGCGACCATCAAACTTTTCAACAACAGCCCATCGAAACGATAGCCACATCCAGCGTTCACAGTGATGGCCAGCCATAGAAAGACCAAAGTGATAGCGTGGCTTTTGTTGCTGGCTTTCGTGGTACTCATTAATGAGCGTTTCTATCGATTTGATGGGTGTTGTCAACTCCATTTTATACGACCTCTATTTTTTATGCTCAAAAGGGGATGGTTTCGGCCTTTCAAATAGTATGCAGATGCAAATATCACCATCTGAATCTTTAACAAAAGATGATGTTTTTATTCTCCAGCCTTCATCAACTATTTGATTTATTCTGTCATCTATTTCTGCATAGCTCCCAGAAGGGAGGTAATTATTAAAAATCTTATATTCCATTTTAACCACCGTTTTTAATTGCAAAATAAACATCTTTACAGGCGCGAACATCCACTAATGCATCGTGTGCGCCTTCCAGTTCTTTATCAAAAAAGTATTTATAGCACTCGGATAGATTGGGGTTTTTTGATTTGTTAAATCCAGCTCTCAGCATTTTCTCAGTAGGCGGCAAGTTTAAGATTGGCGTTGCCATTTTCATGGTGCAATCGTATTTTTCAATAGGTGAATATTTAGCAATTCGATCATAGGCTATATCCATCAAAAAGTTATCAAATTTTAGGTTATGGCCACAATGGATGTCAGCCTTTCGTGATAACCCGCTGAAAATAGAAAGCGCAAATTGAACAGGGACACCATACGAAGCGCACTCTTTTTCTGTTAAACCGTGAACGCTTGCTGCTTCTTTTGGGATCAATACATTGTTGTTAATAATTAGGTTGATGGATGCTTTTTCGTTTCCTTCGTTATCCGTTAGTATTGCGGCAAGTTGCACAATGTAAGGCTGTAATGGGTCAGTGGGCGGTTTTTTAAAATTGGGTGATCCAGTTGTCTCGGTGTCGTAAAATAAAATAGACATAGATTTGTTCTCATGTGGTTGGTTGTTAGGAGTGGGCGCAATCAGCGCCCGTAATCAAAAGGGATATCATCATCAAAGTCGGTTGATGGTGCAGGCGGTTGTTGTGCTGGTGTCTGTTGTGGTTTTGCCCAAGCAAATGAGGTGGTTGTCTGAGGTATGTTACCTGGTGTAGCGGATGGTTGTGGCGGCATAGGCATTGATGATGATTGCGAAGGCATAACGGTGCTAAGAGCCTTATACTGCTTAACCTCGTTTTTATCTCCATACTCTTCATCACGTTTAACGTTTAGCTTGATTTGCAAAGAGCCACCGAGAAGCTGGTCGGTATCTTGCAGATCATTTAGATTGATAGCAGCCATAAGTGATCGAAGTTGCCCGAGTCCTATCTCTTCTGCTTTCGGGTTCGGGTTTCTAATGTTGAGCATTGAATAAATGCCGCGCCCCTGGTGTGTTGGGCCTGTAACCTCGTATTTAATGCTGATGTATTCACCGTTACCAGCTTTTGTGGTTTTCAGTTCTGACTCTGTGATTGTTGCGAAATACCATCCAGCGGGAAGCGGATCAAAGCCGGTTGATTCTGGGAGGTTTTGCTGTGATAGTGGCGCGTTAAGTCTCATTGTTCGTTTTCCTCTATTTTAAAAGTGGGTCTTGATGGTTTTGCGGTTACTGCCTTTGATAGTAAACTTACTTGTTCAGGTGCAGCGTGTTTCCATGAGCTGGCGTCAATGGTTGCCGACCATTTAAAGTACTGAGCCAGTACCTCGTGTGGTATTGCGTTTTCGTGTGCAATTTCTTGCAACAAATCAGAGTCAACCTTTCGGTTTATCCTGCTAGATATCTTGATTGTGTAGTTGTTTGTTTTTTCAGTGGTAACACCCTCCTTTTGTTCGTCAATTTCAAGAAGTCGCTTGATTTCATCTTCAACGTGTCGGCGCAGGTCTTGAGCCTGTTTTTCGGTTTTCTTTGCTTCGCACCACGAGTGTGATAACTCTTCTAGTCTTTGTTTGATCATTGCTTTACGCCTTTTATCTTATTGATGATATTTCCAAGGTCAGGATATTCCCAAGGATCGAGACGGCCACCTCTATCTTTTGCTTGCCAAAAACCATCTGATCGAGTTTGAATCATTCTTTGCTCATTACCGTCTTGGTCTTTTTCTACCCTAAAGGCTAGGCATTGATCAAAGAAATAGGGCAAGCCTTGTGTTGTCTTGTTCCCAGGCATAGAAGGGTAGTAAAGGAGGCGTCCAAGCTCATCTTTTGCCTGTTCAAGTTTGGCGGTCATATAGACATGTTTTCCGGGAATGTCTCGAAAGTTGCGGATGATTTCGCTTATCTGGTCGGCCATTTCGCCGTAGGCCATACGTTTATCCTTTGCGCCTTTTTTTTCGGTCGATAAACACACCTCACCTATCTCGCTTATTGAGTCAATGGCAACAGAATCAAACTGCTTTGCTTCTTCTGATTGCGTTAGCCACTGGTAGGCCTCCATCAGCTCAGACATGGATTTGATTTCAATGAATGGTATTTGCACATCAGAGATTGATAACAAGCCGCCCTCAGCCGATAAAACGACCGGATTAGGCATCGTTCTAATTGCATAAGTTTTACCCGCGCCAGATTGCCCATACCCTAAAAGGTTTACTTTTAGAGTGGACATATCAGCGCTATTTTTAAGCATAATAGCCATGGTTAAATTATCCTGTTAGTTTCGCCGTTTGGGTTATCCGCTTGGCTTGATTTAAATGTAGTGAAAACTTGATAATAGGTCAAGTATAAATTATGATAAATATATATTTTTAAATGAGGTGTTAGAAAAATGAAGGTAAACCAAAAGTTTAACAGTTACATTGATGACGATTTGATCAGGGATAAACTGAGGGATAAAAAGCTTACAGCAGTTGCAGAAAGCACAGGATTGACCGTTCAGACTTTATATAACTTTATGGGTGGTAAAACTCAATTAAGCCTCCTAACAAAGTGCAAGTTAGTTACTTACTTTTTAACCAGCTAGAGGGTATTTTTAATATGAGAATTTTGGTTTTGGGTTATGGTAATTGGCTGAATAATATAGAGCTTATGAAGCCCTATGAAAAATCATTCCCTACAGCGACATCACTGGGCACCTTATCACTTGTTTGATGACGCAGATGAATGGCCTGTTTCGTATTTATGCATTAATTGTCATGCTTTGTGGCATAGGAAAGTAACGCCAGAAATGGCCAAAAAGTAAGCCCACAGCCGGAAACTATGGGCTAATCTTCTTAAGCACTCAAAAGGTATATTAACATGGATAGCAAGAATGATGAAATAACCACTTTAAAAAACAAAGTGGATTTAAAGGAGCTTATTGAATGTTACGGGCCATCAGGAATAAGTTTTAAAAAAACAGGTAAAAGCAGTAATAATTATAAAGCGCTTTGCCCATTTCACAGCGAGAAAACACCAAGCTTTTCAGTCAATACCGCGAAACAGAGTTATTACTGCTTTGGTTGTGGCGAAAAGGGTGATGCTTTTGATTTTTTGGAGAATTACAAAGGGATGACAAAGAAAGAATCAATTGAGTTTGTAAAGAAAAATTACAGCAGCCTACCTGTTGCAAAGAAAGAAGAGATAAACATAAATATTGATTCTATTAGAGCATCAAAAAACTATCCAAAAATAAAAAGCGGGGATTTGGTAAGGATAAAGAATTCAGAAGGTGAAATAAATAACTTTGTTGCCCATTCTGCCTATGAATATAAAGGGCAAGGTTATGTCTTGAGGCTATTTAATGCGCAAGGCAAGAAATGGACGCCCATGGTGCGCTTTATCGATGGTGAATGGACTTACCAATCATTTAATGAACCAAGGCCGCTGTATGGGCTTGAGAGCGACAATTTACCTGTATTAGTAGTTGAGGGAGAGAAAGCAGCCGATGCAGGCCGCAAGGTGTTAAACGGCCTTTATGATGTTGTTACGTGGTCTGGTGGTGTCAATGCGGTTGAAAAAACAGATTGGAGCAGGCTAGAAGGGCGGGACGTTACTTTGTTGCCTGATAACGATGAACAGGGATACAGAGCAATGGAGTATTTGAGCGGTGTTATACCGGGCTCTAGCCTTTGCAGTGTGCCTAATGAGCTGCCTGAAAAATGGGACATAGCCGATAAGGAGTGGAGCGGAGCCGATGAGCTAAAAGCCTTCATCGATATTAACAAAACAAATAAAAATAACGTGGTGAGAATGGATGGAGAAGCGTTCGAGGGTAAGGAAAAGGCAAACCCGCTAGGGCTTCAATCACTGGATCAACTCATAACGAATCGAAAGCCTATCAGGTGGTTAATTAAAAACTGGTTACAAAGAAAAGCGCTTGTGATGGTTCATGGGCCAAGTGGAGCAGGTAAAAGCTATGCGGTTTTAGACTGGTGCATGAGGATTGCAAACGAAGGGTTTGATGAGTGGGCAGGTCATAAAGTAAGGCATGGTAACGTGGTTTATTTAGCGGGTGAAGGTAATGAGGGGTTAGGGATTAGGGCTCAAGCATGGCAAGAAAAATTCAAGCTGAGTAACGATCCTTCAAAAATATGGATCAGCTCCAGAGGGTGCAGCCTCAATACGCCTGAAGGTCATACGGAGGCTATTCAGAGCATAGAGGAAAGCGGAATAAAGCCAGATGTGATCGTAGTCGATACGCTACATAGGTTTTTAGATGGGGATGAAAACAGCGCAAAAGATGCAAGGACGATGATTAATTCATGCGATGCCATGAAAGAATATTATGGCTGTACGGTAATACTTGTTCACCACACGGGTGCATCACAAGACGCACAACACAGGGCCAGAGGTTCAACAGCTTGGCGTGGGGCTTTGGATGGTGAGATCAGCATAAATCCGCTAGAGGGCGGCAAGATAGAGCTGGTACAGCGTAAAAATAAAGAGATCGGCAGACCCGTTGATGATGTGATGATGGAGTTTGAAAGCGTGAACATTCCTGGATTTTTTGATGAAGATGGTGAACAGGTTCAAGGTTCGATTCTTAATATATGTGACGAAGAAACCGTCAAGGCTGCGAAAAGCAATAAAAGAAACGTGGATAAAAAGCTGGTTGAGAACAAAGAGACTCTGTTTCAGTTCGCTAAAAAATGCGCTGATAATGATCAAGGTGATTATTTTATAAACACCGGTGCACTAAGAAACTGGATGTTTGAGCACGGGCCTTGTGCGTCCGTTAACGCTGCGAGGCAAGCTTGCAAGCCTAAAGGAGGCGGTTTTGTATCCAATTTGATTAGGCACGGAGTGCTTGAACTTTTGCCGCCAGAAAATAATAAGGGTGATTTTAGGATAATTGATCAGGATTTAATTTTGAAATTGAACATAGTTTAAGCGGAAATGGGTGGTAGTTGGTAGAAATAAGCTTTTTCTACCAACTGTAACATCTTGTAACAAGGCTAAATATTAATCTAAGGTTATTTTTTGTTCGTCAATATTTGATCAATTTGTTTAAAAACTGGGCTAAATTTACATAATGTTACAGTTGGTAGAGAATTTGTCGTGGTAGAGGTTGGTAGAAATAAGCTTTTTCTACCAAAAAAAGGTCAAAAACCAGTCTAGTCTTGGTAGAGGTTGGTAGAAGAACCTTTAGGTTCTACCAACTTCTACCAACTACCGGCGGGGGTATTGTTTAAATAGATTAAATATTAATCAAAGTAATATTCTCTACCAGTTTCTACCAATTTCTACCGAAAACAGACAATGAGCAATAAACAGTCAAATTATTAAACTTTTTCGAGTCACTTGTTTTAACCGCACGGTCAATATAATATTGGTTTTATCAGCTCAATTTATCCGTTAGATGGTGGTGTTATGGAATCACAATACATCAGAAATTTTGCAGAGCACGAAAACGAGCAATTTATAAAAAGTGAGCAGAGGGCGAAAATTGCTCAGGAAGTGGAAGCGTTCTTGGCCAATGGTGGTGAGATTAAAAAAGAGCCGATTTATGTCAGGTTGCCAGATTCAAAGATTTCAACGCAACAGCTCAAAGATGGCGATGAAGGCTCAGAGGCGCGAAGGCGTGAAGCGCTCAGGATGCATCGATCAGGGTTCAAGGAGAGCAGCATAGCGGCGAAGTTGGGCTTAAGCGTAGGCACGGTTCAAAAATATTTAAACGGAGGTGTACGTGCCATCTGGTAACGTTACGAAGGTAGACTTAACACGAGTGCTTAGCGAGAGCGCTTTGATTTTTAGTCGAGCAGATACGAAGCTTGAAGATGTTGCTTATGCGACACGGGTTCCAAGGCCGCTTTTGGTCTATCATTTCGGCACAAAAAAGAAACTGTATAACAAATCATTGGAACACGCTCAAAAAAACGTCGAAAGGGGCCATTTTGGGGAAAATAACAGGTATTTGGTGTTTGTTATTTATGATTTGGTGACTAAGCGCGACTTAAACGGGGTTTATTCGTTGCTACAGCGCTTTTTCAGTGATTCTAATGCCGTAGGTGCGGTGAACTCATGACGGCGCTCACAGGGCCTCACAGTCGCTTGAAGCCATGGCGCAAAAGCCACGATTTGCTTGATGATCTTCGCGGCGATGCTTATGTGATCAATCACTATACAATGAGCGTGACAGGTAAGCGAAGCGATTTAACAGTTGAGCGAATAGCACGCATTCATGCCTTCGCTGTTTTGGCAGTCGATGAGATCATAACAAACATGACACGGAGGCCGTGATGGTTGCTGAAATTGTGGACTTTGACGAAGCGGGGCAGGACATTCGAGAGGGGCGCGTGTTAGGCATTGCGGAGAAAATACTGGATAATGACGGCGTGTTTGTTGTTTATGACAAGCAAGAAAAAGAGCTGTATCAATTTAATTTGTGCAATCAATCGCTAAGTTATTTTATTAAAGGTTTTTGTGGCATTATTTATCAAGACGACTATCAGGACGTTTATTTAATTCTTGAGGATATGCTAGAGCACGAAAAACCGGAATCAGACTTTGATAGCTTAGAATTTATTGTTGAGGGTAAAGCGGAAAAATTTACAAAACTGCAAGCAACTCTGTTTTGTGTTGGTGTTGCGCACGCTTACAATTACGTGGTTAATAATAGGGTTTGTATTGAGGTATGAAACAATTCAACGGTAAAAAATTATTAATTCTCGGACATGGGCAGCACGGTAAAGATAGCGCAGCGGAAATAATTCAGCATGAAACTGGTTTGAAGTTTGTTTCATCCAGCCAAGCGGCGCTAGACGTTATCAGGCCACTGTTAACCGTAGCAACTGGTATAACAGACCCAGTTCAGTTATTTAACACCCGCTCATGGCATCGCCCATTGTGGCACGAAGCAATAAAGCTCTACAATTCACCTGATAAGACAGCCTTGTGCCGTTACGTTTTAGCGATTTCAGATTGTTACGTCGGCATGAGGTGTAGGTATGAGTTGGCCGCTTGTCGCGGTCTCTTTCACCATGTTTTTTGGGTTGATGCAAGCGATAGAAAGCCACCAGAGAGTGAAGCGAGTATGTCTATAAAATATGATCCAAGTTACATGATAAAAATAAATAACAATGGATGTGAAAAAGATTTAATTGGGGAAGTTAAAAAGGCGTTAAATAAAGCAATGGGGGAATAAATGGAAATTGAACTACCTTGGCCGCCAAGCGTCAATAGCTATCTTGCCATTGTTGGAAGGCGAAAAGTTAAAACTAAAAAGGCGCGGGAATATTGCAGCGAGGTAGTTAATTATTTGTCACAACAAAAAGTAAAGGGCTTTGCCAATAACAAAATAAAAATAGAAATCGAAGCGTACCCTCCTGACCTTCGCCGCCGTGATATGGACAACATTACCAAGGCATTGTTTGACTCTTTAAAAACGGCAGGACTCTATGACGATGATTCACAGATTTATTTCTTTAGTGTTCGACGAATGGAAAAGTTGAAAGGCGGCAAGGTATGCTTACGGATAAGCGAGCTATGAAGATCACAAAATTGTTGCTAAAGGATGGTGACAGCACTCAGATCATATCAGTAGAGACTAATCAATATACTGTCGATGAGTTGTTATACTATATCGACCAAGGCGCGTTATTTCTTAGTGATATGACGCCAGCAGAACGCCATCACTTAAAGAATTTTAATTAAATCTATTGAAATTGGTTGTTATTACTGGTAAGCGGTGTGGATTGTGTTATTATCGGCGTATTACATCCGGTTTAACTCACTGTTAGCGGCTCCGATATGCAAAAAATAATTTTCAGCGCCTTGGCCTACCTTCTCTTATCCTCACAGATTCAAGCGGCACCTGTCCCAGTTTCAAAAGTTTGGCAGCTTGACGATTGTGGAGGGGGCCGTGGTAATACTTCTGGTTGTGAAACGGCAGACCCTTACATTGCTTTTACTGATGTCATTAGTGGGCCTGATACGGGACTAGGGGACGGTTTAGGCAGCGGTACGATTGTCACGGTGTGGGGATTTGGGCTTGGGCCGACTCAGGACAATAGCACAATACAGTATTGTGACAGCGCAAGTGTTTGCCGCAGCGCGTCACACGTGTATTACTGGAAAAATGCAGACGGTAATTTGCCGGGAGGCCCAGCGGATTTATACGAGTCACACGGGATGCAGGAGATTGCCTTTTCAATTCCAGATTCAGCGAGCGGAGCGGGTACGATTCGCGTGAATGTTCGCGGTGAAGTTTCCAACACGCTGCCTTTTACGGTTCGAGCCGGTAACATTTATTGGGTTAGGCCCGGTGGATCAAATGCTGAAAATTGCTCTTTTGCAAACCCGTGCGAATTTATAGATGCTGGTTTGTCTTTTCCAGGTTATACAAATGCGCTAGGAAACGAACGCTTACAGCCTGGTGATATAGTTTACAGTCAGGCAGCAAATGAGCCAGGGCAGGCCGGAGGCGGTCGTGATGTAGGAATGTATTTGAGAGGGCTTAGCGGTACACTTTCAAACCAAATTGCTTTAGTTTCATATCCCGGCACTAGGGCATTTATATCAAATCCATCCCAAGGCGTTACACCGTATTTAACGTCAGGAATCGTTGTTTCAAAATATCAAATAGAAGTTGGTTACAAAGACCCCGGTGATCCAATAGGCGCTGGTTCAACCATTTATTCAAATACCCATGTTAGGGCAACTGAAAACGGAAGAACGGTCGGCAATCTTTTAACACAAATAGCAAATAAATGCATTAATGGTTGGTCAGGTGCCATTGTTAGTAACGGCATGGGTGGCAGTAATCACAAAATATATGGAAATCACATAGACTCACTTGGATGTGATAACACAAGCAAATTCCAACACACTTTATACATGAGCGTCAGAGGCTCTGATGGAGACCCTGAGCCGCAAGCGTGGGAAATTGGCTACAACTACCTAGACAATAATAATGTTCTATACGGGTTGCATAACTATGATGAAACATATTCTGGAGACTGCGCCAACCTACAGGGAACTTTGAAAATCCACAACAACGTGGTATTTAACCAAAGAGGCACTGGAATTAATGTGTCAACTAGAGATTTAAGCGCTCCTGAAAATTTTTGTTGGGCCAATGATCTTGAAGTTTACAACAACGCTTTGATTAATGTTGGATTAGGCGCACCACAAGAAAGCGGAACAGCACCAAACGCTATTGTACTTGATGGTGATGCGGATATATCAAGTGTTAAAGTATTTAACAATATTGTTTATGGGTATGGAGAAGTTCAATCTGTTGAAAATGCACAAGCCCGTGCAATAGCAGTTAATTTTGATCTAGCTGATCCAACTGTAATTGTTGAAAACAATATTTTCGTACAATCAATGACTTTTGGCGAAAACAGAATGACATGGATTGATAATTTCACAGAAACAGTTACAGCAGATAATAATATATTCTGGAACTTGGTCACAGGTGATCAAAACGGTGCGCCTGCTTGGAACGGTAGCATATATGCAGACCCTCAAATATCTTTAGTCGGGTCAAATCTTTCTTTAAGTGCTACCAGTCCGGCTTTGGGAGCTGGAGGTACAACAAGGCTAGATCCAAGGGATATTTACGGCAACCTAAGGCCTGCTAATGTTTCAATTGGCGCAACTGAGGAGTAATAAAAATGGCTTCAATAGTTGCAAGGCACACAGCTTTTGCTACTCAATCAAACACGCAAGTTAGTGTAACTTTAAACGGCGGTGGCACAAATCGATTAATTGTTGCAATTGACATAAACGGTCTTAGTGCAGGCGGTAACAATGAATTAATTACCGCTACAATTAACGGAGCAACAGCGGGAACAATTACACATAATTTAAGAGCTGTACAAATAAACGACGTAACTTTGGCATCAATTGCAGTCTGGAATGATGCTCAACACCCCGGCGCAGGCGTGGCAACATTTGAACTTGAAAGAAGCACTAACGCAGGCCGAAGAAAATGTGTTGTCATTTATGAAATACAAGATCATGCACAACAAACAGCGCCTTTCTTTTCTTTAGATCACACCTTGATACAAGACACAATAACATCAGGCGTTGGGACTAACGAAGATTTTACACAAAATGTTACAGACAAAGCCGGTGTTTTGGGAATTCTATTTCTGGGTATGTCTGATAGTTCATTCTGGGATAATACACCTACACCATCAATTAATTTAGCAAATGAGCTTTATATAGATCAGACTTACACACATTTAGTATCGTATGATGATGCAAATATTGCAGACAATGACGAAGATTATACAATAAATATTGAATTAACAGGAGGAACGGCACCAACAACTGGTGTTTTAGGCTTTCTTTCTTTTGAGATTGCAGACGTAACAGCGCCAACATTCGACACAGCGCCAGCGGTAGATACTACAACAGATCAAGGTCATACAATTGATTTTACTCTTGACGAAGCCGGTACAGTTTACGGTGTCAGACTTCCTGATGGAGCAACGGCTCCAAGTGTTGATCAAGTTATCGCAGGTACAGACGCAGCAGACGCAGCAGCACCAGAAGCAAAAAGCGTAGTTGTTGCGGCCGGTGTTGAAAACTCTTTCTTGTTTGAAACTGCGAGCGCTTCCACTGCTTATGATTATTATATTGTTGCTACTGATGATACAGATCCAGTAAACAAGCAAGCATCAGTAACAAAGATTGACGCAACCACGCTTGATCCAACAGTTAGAATTGATTCAACCGACCCAGCGCAGCCAATCCCCGGATCACCTTTCACTATTAATCTGATACAAGTTACAAACGCAAGCGGCAAAACAATAACTTTTAATGGCTACACGTTAACACCAACTTCTCAATCAATAGACTTGATCTATTTTGAATCTTTTCCGTATCCGTGGGAATTATCAACAGCCGACAGTGATTTTTTAACAAACTATGATTTAGTTGTTACTGATGGCGCAAACACTCACACTGTTCAACGGCAATTTCAAGTTGGCACATCAGAAGATTATTATGCAATACAGGGTTCCCCGTATCCCGCTGAATCAATTTACAACGACGATACTGGAATAGTAGACACTCAAAAACACTGGGGTTATTTTAGTGTTGGCGGCCAGTTTGCAACAATCGCAGTGAATGGTGTTGTGAGTGAAGCGGATAACGGATCGATCTACAATTACCGCGTGAAAAACCACGAAAGCCCCTTTTTATGGAGCGCAGCCGCAACAGAGACTTTTAATGTCGGTACACCTGCGGCGGTAAGTATTAGTATTAATTTAATTGATATCAGCTCAACAGCTCAAGCGAGCCTTACTGGCCTTCGCTGGGCTTGGTATGACTCAACAGATGAA